TTTAAACCATTCTTGAATGTATGGTTCTTTCTTATCTTTAAAATGTAATAATGACCCCGATATTTGTTTATAATCATTTACCAGATCTAATAATCCTTGTTTGTTTGAAACACCACAGTAAAACCACCAATTAAAATTGGGATTTTGAGGATCTTTTACAATTTCTGTAAGTTTTTTTCTCTCCTCTGGCCAATTATCAGTAGTTATATGGAGTTCTTTTGTTGTTGGAGTTTGCGAAATTAATTTACTTAGAGGTTGATATGACATACTTATATATAATTTAGATTAAAATGGTAAATAAAAAATGAAATAAAAACTTAAATAAAGACTTAAAATATATAAATATGGATGGATTTGATTTAAATATTAATAATTATTCTTTAGAAGACTTATTGTTGTTGTTTAATTTGAATTATAATTTTGATGAAGATGATTTAAAAAAGGCTAAAAAGGTAGCATTAAAAACACATCCTGACAAAAGTGGTTTAGATAAAACAGTTTTTTTATTTTTTTTAAAGGCATATAAAATGTGTGAAACAATATATAATTTTAGAATAAAAAGGCAGGATTTAGATACACATAAAGAGTATGAGTATGAAAATTTAGAAGAAAATTTAAATGAAAAACAAAGAGAGACGTTGTTATATAAAAAACTTAATGGTAAATCGTCTAAAGAATTTAATGAATGGTTTAATGATATGTTTGATAAGGTAAAAGTGCGTGATGAGGAAAATGATGAAGGATATGGTTCATGGTTTAAGTCGGATGAGAATATGGAAACAGAAAAAATTCATAACAAGAGAGATATGAATTCATTTTTTGAAAAGAAAAAGGAAAGCGTCAAAGCATTAGTAGTACATAAGGATATACATGAAGAAGGGTCAAATGGCGGGTATAATTTGAGCCGTGAAAAAGTAGATAATTATGATTGTTCAATGTTTAGCACTTTGCAATTCCAAGATTTGAAACAAGCCCATACTGTTACTGTTGTGCCTGTAACGCATAAAGATTTTGAGAATAAAAAGAAATTTGCAGATGTAGAGGATTATAAGCGATATAGGGAAACAACCAATCCATCGATGATATCACTGGATCAGTCCAAAAAATTAATGACGGAGAGAAAATATATGAATGAAAAACAGACGACAAGTCGAGTATTTAATATATTGAAGCGTGATGAAGAAGTGGATAAATCCAATAAAAAATGGTGGTCAAATTTAATGCAGATTGAAAATAAACTTTTTTAAAACATATATTTAATTTTTTTAAATCAAATATTTCACATAAGTTCCAATATAGTGCAAATAATTAAACAAATTTATAATAATTTATTTAATTATATATATATAGATGAACATTATCAGAACAGGAGTAATTTTTATAATATTAACAACATTAGGTATTCTTTTCGATAGATATAAAAAAAAATATTGGGGCGACGAAGAACTAGACAAATATAGTTTAGTAAGAAAATACTTATTAAATGAAACCGATGGCTTTGTTAAAAAACCAATATTATGGATTCATAATACTCACAATATTAACGCAAGAAGTTGGCAAAGTTATTATTCTAGAAATACCAAGAATATTAACCAACCATACATTTATTTATGTATAGAATCTATTATCAAATACTGTGGTAAGAGTTTTAATGTCTGTATAATTGACGACGATAGTTTTGGTAAACTTTTGAAAAATTGGGCAATTAATGTTAACGAATTGTCTGATCCTATAAAAGAAAATGTAAGAAATTTAGCATTTGCAAATTTATTACATGAGTATGGTGGGATGGTTATTCCTAATACAACAGTTGTATTAAAAGATTTAATTGGTTTATATAACTCAAAGACACAATCTAGCGATATGTTTGTAGGTGAATTTGTCAACAGAAATATTACAAGCGCATATAGTAGATTTTTCCCATCCCATAAATTTATGGGATGTAAAAAAGGAAGCACATCGATGAAGGAATATTTACAATATCTGGAAATGATTATTTCAACTGACAATACAAATTCTTCACAAATAGAAGGCACAGTTGATAAATTTTTGTATGGTTTAGTAAAGGATAATAAATGTAATTTAATTTGCGGAAAATCTCTAGGTGTAAAAAATAAGGATGATGAAGTTATTTTAGTAGACGATTGGTTACAAGAATCACCCGTAAATGTTTGTTTATGCTCATTGTATTGCATATGTTTACCGGGACTTGAAATGCTAAAGCGGGGCAAGTATGGATGGTTTTTACGATCCAATAAGAAACAATTACTTGAAGCAAATGCAGATATTTCTAAATATCTGCTTATTGCTTTGGGAAAATAATGTATATGATTTCATATTTTGATTTAGAATATTTAATGCGTGATGTATAGGCAATGTGTAAATATTTGCAAATTTGGCGAATAATGGTTGCAATATTTTTATATACCGGATCTCTTTCTAAATAAAATTGTTTGGATGGGAAATAAAATTTTTTGAGTTCTATTAAAAACGGATCAACTGCATCATCTAATTTTGCCCTCTTTAACGATGCCTTATTGAAAATAAATTTATTGTTTTCCATATTACAATATTTATTTAAAAATTCATAAAAATGAACATCAGTATATTTTTGTTGGAATAACTGACTCATGTATATTATATATTTATATTAATAATTATATAATAACTCGCTAATAAAGCATTTATAAAATTTGAATTAATTCATGTGTAAAAAAAATGAGTTCGATTTCATTTTCATGTAACGTATAAAATAATGATATATATTTCAATATAATTTTGATAATTTTAAATTTAGGCTCTTCTGGTATATATTCATTTAATTTTATAAAATTAAAATATGAATCAAAGATATCTATTACAGAATAACCTTTTTTCTGTATATTTAAAATAGTTTTTGACGCACTAACAATGTCTTTATTTTTATACCATGAATTAGTATAGTTTTCAAATTCATAAAAACTTATGTTTGTACAAATGGTGGTTGCTTTTTTTAGATTGATATGTTCATTTAAAAGTTTAAATTTTTCCAAATAGTTAATTAAAAGTCTAATAGAATTATTGCAAATAAGTAATACAAATTCTTCTGCTTTTTTGTCTATCATTAATTCTTCTTTTTTTTTAATGTTTTTGAAAATGGTTTTTAATATGGATTTTTGAATTGGTTTAATTTTAATAATAGCACATCTTGACTGTATACTATCGATAACCTTTTGTGTATTAGTACATGAACATAAAAAGTGTACATTGTGATTATATTTGTCTATACAATTGCGAAATACTTGTTGACTTTGTTCATTTATATTGTCAATATCGTCTATAATTATAAATTTTTTTTTACCGCTAATGCAAGAGGGTGTTTGACAAAAAGTCTTGACTTCTGTTCTATAATACTGAATACCTTGTTCTTTTAGATTATTTATAAGCATAATATTTTGCGATGGTATTTTTTCTAGGTTATAATATTCTCGTATGCTTGCATAAATAAGAGATGTTTTACCACAACCAGGATCTCCTACTAGTAATATATTAAGATTGTCTATATTTTTCATTGTATTTAAAAGTTCTATATATTCTTTATCAATAATGAAATCTTTATAGAATTGGGGTTGGTACTTTTTTAGATAGGGTGTATTCATGGTATATAATAATTGGGAGACATATTTAAGTTTAAAAACTTATTTATAATATTTACGTTGAAAAACGGTTTAAGTTTTTAGATATATATGTTAATATAAATGGATTATTATAGTATACTTGGTATAGATAAATCAACAAACGCTGACAATATAAAAAAAAGTTATAGAAAGATGTCTTTAAAACACCATCCAGATAGACCAAATGGAGATGCTGAATTATTTAAAAAAATAAACGAGGCTTACGATGTATTAGGAGATCCACAAAAGAAGAGGAATTATGATATGACGGGAAATTCTGAAGGAAATCATTTCATGAGAGGTGGTGGAATGCCTCCCGGAATGAATGATTTATTTTCAAGTATATTTAGCGGTGGTTTTCCTGGAATGCAAGGGGGGATGCACGGAGGAATGCCTCCTGGAATGGCTGAGGCAATGCAGGGGGGAATGCATGGGGGAATGCATGGGGGAATGCATGGTGGAATGCCAAATGTTCGTATTTTTAGGAATGGTCGCCCTGTATTTACAGAAAGGCAAAAGCCACCAGTTATAAACAAAAAAATAAATATAACTCTCAAAGAATCATTTGATGGGATAAATTATCCTATTGAAATAGAAAGATGGATTATGACAAATAATCTCAAGGTTTTCGAGAAAGAAAAGATATATGTGGAAGTCCCAAAGGGTATCGACAGTGGAGAAATACTACAAATATCTAATAAGGGTAATGTAATAAATGATACAAATAAAGGAGATATTAAGATTTTTGTTACAGTTGAAAATGATACAGTATTTATAAGATCAGGATTGAATTTAGTGTATAATAAAACAATTTCATTAAAAGAAGCATTGACTGGATTTAAATTTGATTTTAAATATTTAAATGATAAAACATTTGCAATTAATAATGAAGATAAAAATATTATAAAGCCTAATTATCAAAAGGAAATCAGAGGAATGGGTATGGAGAGAAAAGGAATAAAAGGTAATCTAATTATTAAATTTCATATTAGTTTTCCCGAAAAATTAACAGCCGAACAAATAAAAGGATTGACTGATTTATTGTAGATCATATGAATTTGAATAATATTGGAATAATATTGAAATAAAATTGAACATAATTTATAAATTTATTTATAAATTACGATTATAGAACAATTTATAAATTATGATTATAGAACAATTTAAAAATTATGAGTTGCGATTAGGTAAAAATAAAAATGAAAACGATCAATTAATAACAAAAGCATCGGGAAATGATTATTGGGTCCATATTTCAGAACATCCTAGTGGGCATTGTATTATTGTAAATGAAAAGGATGAAAAAATACCTAGAAATATTTTGAAACGTGCATGTTGTTTAGTAAAACAACATTCTAAATATAGTTCATGTAAAAATATAGAATTTGATATAACTCAAATTAAATACATAGAAAAAACAGATGTATTAGGCGAAGTGATGATACATAAATTTATGAAACAAATGACCATTTAGGGGGATAATATATGAAATATTTTAATTTATTTAGGATGTGTTCAGAATTTTAACTAGAAATACGCTTTGTGGCGATATCTGCAGATACAACATAGATAGAATTTTCAGTAATAACAATATATTCAGTTTCTACTTTATAAATCTTTGAAACTGGACTAGTGTACTCTTCTTCTGATTTTACTAATAATTTTTCACCACCTTCTCGAACACCGATTAAAACATCTTTATCACAACTTGCTGTCCAGTAATCAAACATTATTGGTTTATCTTCTACAATCCCTAATTTAGCACAATGTTGCAAAGTAGTTGCACTTGGTAATCTATAATTTGTTGATGATTTTTCTTGAGTCGCTTCAGACATTAATATACGTAAATTTTTGTTTAAATCTTTAAATACTTATTCGAACAATACATATATTAAATTTTTTATATAAATATATTAAATTTTTTTTATAAATATTATTTATTTTATATATAATTTAGTTATCTCTACAAATAAATAATAATTAGATAAAATATATGGATGAAAATAATTTATTATCTGAAAATAATTATAAAATAAATTTGGTAAATGAACCATCTGAAATATTATTACAATATTTTAATATTGTAAAAGAATATCTCTATCATGCAGGTGAAAATATTATAATATCAGATTATACATATTATATTTTCATAATTAAAAGAGGATTGACTTGTTTAAAACATATATTCAATGTGCTATTATTGTATACAAATAATTTAGATTTAGTTGTTTATCATTGTAAAAAATCATATTTATATTATATTGAATTTATTAGCCAGATAGGAAGTGAAAATCATTCTTATTTGCAATTAAATTCAAAGGATGCCGCTCTTTTTATTTATAAAAAGACTATTTTCGATATTAATAGTGAAAAAAGAACACAGTTTACATTACAAAAAAATAATAAAGAAAAATTAGATTATTTATATTGTTTTTCTGAAATTATGAATGAAATTATAGTATATGTATATGATAATGAAAATATAAAGGGTGACTTAAAAATGAGTTATATTATGTACATTATTGCGATGTCATCGAAAGTAAAAGATAAAATAATAAAATCAAAAAAATCAATAAATGATAAAATAATTGTGTGTAAAAAAATCATTTATTTTTTTAAATCTATTAAAACGAAAAAAATGAACGATGAATGTAAATATTTAAATATTTGTAACATTTTTACAAAAAAAGCATTATCGTCAAAAAATAATATAACTATAGAAAAAATAGATAAAAAATTTATAGATAAAGACTTTGATAATATTTTAAACTCTTATACCCCATTAAAGTTTATAAATTGGCTACTCAATATTTAAGGGCTGTTCAACAATATCTGGATCAACACTATCTGTGTCAACACTATCTGTGTCAACAC